TCAGGCCGTTTAAGTTTCTTTTTCTTTTTGCGTAAGTACCTGTCTCTTCTTTCATCTTTTCCATACTCTATCTCAGTCATCGAAAGTTTCTCGCTTGTCTGTGTTAATCCAACTGTCCGGTATACTGTCTTCGCTATACCATCTAAATCCTTTGGAGCTTGCCCACTCTCCGTGAGATCTTTTGGTTCCGTCTTTGCGTCTAGTAGCTTGAGGCATTGGTGCGCTGGGATTGGCAAACAAGAACACTAGCTCAACATCATCCGGCAACACCTTGCTTATCCAAACGTACTTACTGTATTCCGCAAAGTCCCAGAACCTTCCCTTGGCTTCGAGCAGTATCTTCTTCCCGTCAATCTCTCTTACAAAGTCTGGCTCGTACTTGTGCTCAACTGTGTAAGGAACCTTATCAACGTGAAAGCTCCATGAATCTAAAATGCCTGAGTGTAATTCGTATTCCCAGTTAGAATCGTACCCCTTAACTATGTCTTTCTCTAGTGGGCGTTTAACTCTTGCTTTGCGGTAGCCCCGCTTTACTTTTTTCAATGTATTTGAGCCTCCCTTCTTTCTAGTTCAGCAGCTATAAGAACTCCAAGAGATGTTAAGAAGTCTGAATCTATATCAGTTATCGAGCCTTTCTTGGTGTATAAGAAATCCCCCATCATAACAAGCATCTGTTCTATAGACATATTTAACCTTCCACTTTTCTAAGCAGATGATTGATGGTGAGGTCTTCAAGTTTAACAGTAGGGAAAATCTTTAGTGCCTGTTTAATTTTCTTCTGTGTCCACCTTTCAGTGTAGGCGTTTAACAAAAACTTACCACCTCCATAAAAGTGTGTCTGTTCAGGAAGAAGCTCTCTAAAGGTTTTTAAATTTACTTTGTCTGCCTCTTCTTCTGACAGTATTGAGCGCAACCAAGTAACAATTATCTTGGAGGACTGAAGTTTAATACGCTTTGATTTTTTACGGTTCATAAAAATTCTTCCACTTTAGGTTCCGCTACCACTTTGGTTAAGTGTGTGTAGCCATTTGAGTATTTGAATGTTCGCAAGCCTTGTCCATCATTAGAGTCTTTAAAGCATTCGTACTTATACTTACACCAGCCACAGCCTTTAGCTAATTTCATGTTCCCTTTCTTGCCATCTGGTACTGGATCATAACAAATAGCAGGAGGAACATCAAGCTCTAATGCAGGAAGGAGTTGATTAATAGAAGATTTAATGTTCGGCTTATCCAGATCATCCGGTATAAACATACAAAGCTCACCGCTCTCTTTGTTTAACACCAAGAATCCGCCGCCATCTGTGCCTTCTGCTTCTTCATAACCAGCAAGCTGACCCATGTACCCAAAAGGATCGTCTTGTGCTAAGCGTCCTTCTTTAAACTTGTTGAATGCAAAACGAGATGCGGTCTTAACATCAACGACCTCGCCGTTTATCTTGCAGTCCATGTGACCTACGATGCCATTAACTGTAACTTCTTTCTGCTCATCTGTTACTTCGTAGTCCACCATGCGTACTAACATCAATACAATCTCTTCAAGCAAGTGGCCGTACAAAAACTTAATCTGTGTCGGGCCGTCAACACCACCACGACCTTTGGGATCACGCTTCTCGTACCACAGCTGGCGAGGAGGTTTACCTACGTTAGACATCCGCACAGTAAAGGCGGAGTCTCTTTTCCGTGGTGTTGCCCAAGACATCAAGGCTTCTTTCATTCCTGATATAGTCCGGTCAATGTTCTCTTCGGTGAGCGGTAAAGGTTTGCCATCATCTGATAGCTTCTCAAGCTCGTTGTAAATCTCAGGTACTAGTTGATGTAAGCTCATCGCTATACGCCTTCTATTGTTTTAATTGTATTCTTTATGACGCTTAGTTCTGCTCTGAACCACTCGCCTCGATGTTCTGAATCTTTTAATAAACTATGTGCTGTCTGTTCTGCTTTCTTTCTATCTTCAAAGTGCTTGCAGTATTCTACAACATAGTCTCTAAAAGGTGAAGAGGTTTGATACTGTGCGCATCTATCATACGCATCAATAGCCATTCCAACTTTGAACCAACCTTCCCAAGCTGGGTTAGAAATTACATACACATAGCCTTCAACAATATTTGAATACTGATTCAATGCTGAGAAAGCTGCACCTTCAAAAGTTTTAAACCTTCCCGGAGAATGTAGCGGATGACCCTTTGGAATTTCTTTTCCGTTTACATACATCCTTCGAGCGTCCCTAGCTTTAACTGCTGAGGGGGTGTCTTTGTAGTAGTAAGGCTTATTAGTTTTAGGATTAATGTTCATGTCAGTTTCCTGTAATTTAGTGTGTTTCACTCCAGTTGTTTCCAACATTATAGTCTCCGTCTAGTGGACAATTAAGATTAAGTTCTAAGCCAGCTGCGACAATAGCTTCAACGCCTGCCTTACCTACTGCATCTGCATGGGCAGCAAGACATTCTATCTGCCACTCATCGTGTACATTAGCAACAAACCGTGCGTCTAACTTACGCTCCTTGATATAGCCTTCTAGTATTATTAAAGCCTTCTTCATTACGATAGCTCCTGCTCCCTGTAACAAAGTATTTAAAGCTGAGTGCTCAGATCGAACAGTTAGCTTGCGGCCATCTAATGCTTTAACGAATCCGCTTTTAGCTTCTCTCTGTACTCGTCCCGTAAGAGTCTTGAATGATGGGAGATTATCAAAGAAACGTTGTCTAAGTCCTTTACCAGCAGCTCTACCTCTTCCAGCCACAGACCCAAGCTTGGCATCTCCTGCTCCGTATAAGAGTGCATAGATGAAAGTCTTTGCCTGATTTCTAGATTCAAGGCCTGCAAGGTTTTGATTTGTGGTGTGTATGTCTCCGTTAAGGATTTCATTTGTATAGTCCTCGTCATCTAAATAGTGTGCAAGCATTCTAAGTTCTAAGCCTGAAGCATCAATGCCAACAAGCTTGTAGCCCTTGGGTACAGTCCAACAAGATCTACACTCAGTGCCGTATGGTGAGTTACTGCTTGGGATCTGTGCCATGTTGGGATGGGAGTGAGTCATGCGAGAAGTCACTGCGCCATTAGGATTAACATAGCCATGAACTCTTCCGGTCTCTTCGTTAAGTTCTTTTATCCAGCTTTTAGTTTGAGCCAAGCGCTTCTGTAACATTAAGTATTTCGCAATCATTGCAGCCTGCGGTATGTTCTTAACTCTACTGAGCGTTGCTTCATCTACAATCGGCTGTCCTGTGGGTGTGTGCTTAGTAGGCTTCCAGCCAAAACGAATCAAGTACTCGCCAATTTGTTTTCTAGAACCTAAGTTAAACTCTGTCTCAGTGTGCCTAGCAATTGGCTTAGAGTCCATGTCTAAAGTTAGACGCTCATATTCCTGTTCGCTCAACCTCGTGCCTTTGCCGTGTTGATCTGTAGCTGTTTTAGCTAATGCCCCAGTAGCGGTAAACTTAGGTGTTAGAATCTGAGTAGCAACTGTAGGTTTAAACTCTTCGTGAACCTCTACTGTAATGTCATGCAGCTTGGTTTCAAACATAGCCATCAACCCCATGACCTTCTCAACGTCTAGCACAAAGCCCGTAGTGCGTTGCTCGTCAATGATCTTAGCTACTGCATGTTCTATCTGTACAGACAGCGGGGTAAAGCCACGGCTCTCACGCTTCAAAGCTTCATAGACTTTAGTGTTTAGCATTACATCGTTCTTGCAGTATTCTAACATCTCAGGTGAATACTCATCCCAAGCATTCTCTTGTTGTCCAAAGTCTCCTTTCTTGAATCCCAACCTGTAGCCCCAGCCTTCTAAGCCGTGGTTGCCCTCTCGTGTTGGGTTGAACAAACGTGACAGCACTAGAGTATCTACAATCTTTTTGTCGAACAGATCAAGACCAGTAATCTTTTTAATTGCAGGGATGTCATAGCCAATTAAGTTGTGTCCAATTAGTTTAGTTGCAGAGGAGAGCATGTCGTAGCCCTCTTGCAATTGAGTATTATCAAACGTAAACACATCCATAGTGTCTACGTCTTGAGCTACAATGCAATGGATCTTCGTGGGGTCTAGGCCATCTGCTTCTATATCGAATACTAAGTTACTCATATTATATCTCCATCAAACTGGTCACCATCATAGTCACTTATTTCTTTCAAGCGTCCTGTTGTTCCATCATACAGCAGACTACATGCTACTCCAACATCTCCAGTGTACCTAGACTTTAACACTCTGACCTTGGTGGTAGATGCTTCTATGTCGTCCTCTGATTGTTGGTTACGCTCAAGTGCAATCACGCAGTCAGACAACTGAGCAATAGACTGTGATCCTCTGAGATGTGACAGGCCTGTCTCGATACCGTTCTCATGTCCACGGTTGCCTTCAACTCTACGAAGATGGGACACTAGGATCATGCCGCACCCTGTCTCTTCTACCATAGTTCTGAGGCGGTGCATGATACCGTCAATAGCTTTACGCTCATCGTTCTCAAGCGTAGACAGTACAAGCATGTGAAGGTGATCGACTACAATCCATTTACAATCTAAGCCAATGATCATGTAACGTAGCTTGCTGAAGATGTCATCGAGATTGTTAACACCGTGGTGAGCATGAATCCAAACACGCCCTTCGTTCTTACCCATGAATACTTTCTTGAAGCATTGGTCTAACTGTTCATCTGTGAACTTAGACTTAACACTGTCGAGGTGTAGCTTAGCGTTAGCCTCTACTGCCATAATACCTTCAGCAGTCCGTGACCAGTTCTCTTCAAGAGCTACGACACCTACATTATCTTCTGTGTTCTCGATCAACCAGTGTTCTATCTCACGAGTAACAGATGACTTACCTAGACCTGTGCCACCAGTAAGAGTAACTAACTCACCAGCTCTCATGCCTTCTAGCTTTTTGTTTAAGCCCTGCCAAGGGTAAGGGATAGCTGTTTTCTTTTCTGTGCGTAGCTTCTGGTATGCACCAAGCTGGTCAGAGAGATTCAATACACCGGATGGTGTGTAAATTTTAGCGTCCCAGAAAGCACTGACATATGCAGCGTGTCTACCTTGACGCAACATATCGTTGGCATCTTTGTAGTCCACAGGCAATGTCATTATCTTAGCTTTGCCGGGTGTTAATAGTTTTGCAATTGCTTGAGCTGCATCTTTGCCGGGCTTGTCATTGTCAAAGTTGATGACAACAGAATCAAAGGACTCAAGGTATTCTAAGTTTTCTTTAACATCTTTGATGCCGCCCTGTGCTCCTGACTTTATAGACACTGCAGGCCACTTGCTGCCCATGAGTTCGTATGCAGCCATCGCATCACACTCACCTTCTGTCAGCGTCACGAACTTGCCTCCAGCCTTGAACAGGTTCTCGCCGAACAATCCTACTTCTTTAGGGCTTCCTGTCCATGCAAAGTCTTTATTAGCTTTGCGTATCTTGGTGCCAGCAAACTCGTGGCCATTGTAGTAGGGATAGTAGTGCTTATCAATCTTGCCGTTAACCAGCGTTGACTTAACGCCATACTTCTTTGCTGTTTCTAAACTAATCTTTCGATCTGTTAATGGATTAAAGGATTCAAAACCTTGTGTCTCCATGCTGCTATTCCTCTGATACGTTTTGAAGTCCGTTATAGTATCGTTATTTTGGGGCACTTCCGATGTGCTATAGTTTTTAAAATATGTACTGCAGCTAAAGCAAAACCCAGCTCCTTTATCATCTAAAGAAACTGGGTCACTTCCGCCGCATTTGTTACATGGTAATTTATGTTTAACAAATGCCATCAGGGTTATTCCTCAGTAGTTATATCGGTTCCATCTTCCGGAGCAATGCTTTCTTCGGTTAGGTGGTTAGCTTTAAGATCTTCAATGAGCGTCATGCTTGCTGCTTGCATTAGGCTTGCAGTCATTGTAGCTTCTCGAAGTCTTGCATCAGCATCCAGCAAAGCTTTTACAATTGCTTGGCCTTCGACTGAAAACAATTCAGTTTCATAGTTTACTTCGTCAAATGTAATAACACTCATAATTCATTCTCCATTTCGTCATCTTCAAAGGCATCAAACTCAGAGCCATCTGGTGATCCCACTTCTACTAGATCAAGTACTTGCATAGCTTGAAAGTCTAAACCCTTAAAGGTTGTTCCTTTCCAAACGCTTTCCCATTCTTTATATTGTACTCGAACAACTGAGCCATTACCTACACGGGCATCCAGCGGGTTCTTGTACTTGTCAACTAAGCGAGGGCAATCACGAACCATACCGTTCGGCCCATTGACTTTACGCTTGATGATAACGGCTCTGCCTTCGTCCATATTCTTTATAGTATATCCACGCTTCTCGAAATCATCTGCTGTTTGATCATCAACTACAAGATTAACTGTATACACAGGCTCGTAGTTGGTGTTCGGTGTTGTAACACTTGCCCAATAAGCTGTGCCATTTACTATTGCCATGTTGCTTTCCTTCTGTTGGTTTAAAAATGTTTGAGGATTGTATCAGTTTAAATATTAAGTAGCAAGTAT